TCAACATTTTAGTAAATACTTTACCACCAATTTCTCGTTGATACGAACCATCATCGTTTAATTCGATTTCTTTACCTTTTAAAACTTTACGGATTACTTCTTCATCTGTAACTATTGGAGCTCCTTTTGCTTTTAAAATATCTTTTAATATACCTGATACTTCTACAAAATGGCCTGGTTGTTTTAAGAGTAAAGCTGTAATATTGACTGCTGCTGATTTAGCGGGTTTAGAGCCATCATGACCCATACCTACTGATTTATTACCTGCTGATTTTTTCTTAGACACTTTTAAAGCATCAAATTCAGGGTCATCATCTAAATCAATAACCATATAGTCTGCGTCGCTTTCAGCCCCTATTACATCAGCTGGGGATTTATAATTAGGATGACCACCAATTGGAGCGTAAGCGTTATTAATTAGGTCAAATAATTCTTGAGCGAATTCTTCTTTTTCGTCTTGGTTAAGGTAAATCCATTTGTTTTTTTCAAAACCTGGTTCTTCGAAGAGTCTACCTTCAGCTAAATATTTTCTTAAATCAAAGCTCATTTTTATACTTATTAACTGTGTCAATAAATATATTAAGGGGTGTTTGGTGTCCCATTTCTTCGAGAACTATCTTGTAATTAAAGTTATTTTCAAGCATCAGTTTAGTAAGGTAAGGAGGGATAACTTCATCATCTTTACCTAACACAACTACTTTTTTTTCTTGAATCTCAGCTTGCTCACCCTCAACTGGATAGCTAATAGCAGGTTCAAAACTACGATTATGAAGAGCAGGATTAAATAGAATAGCTGGAACGCCATACTTTTCAGCTAATATATCAGCAACATAACCTCCCATACTACTACCAATAATAAGGTCAGGTTTTAAATCCCGCATTGTAAATAGCAGTTTAATGTTCAAATCAGGATCAGTGTAATCCATAGCAGGAGCATGAACTATAAATTCGTTTGCTAAAAATTCAACTTTTGGACCGCCTTGCTTACTTTCAAGACCGTGTAAATACAAAACCTTTTTCATCTTAATACATTTCGCTAATTAGTTGCTGACGACCGTACTCAGCACATTGTTTGGCGTACACATCCCATCCTTCATCTTCGGTAACACAAATTTCTTGCTTACCATCCCAAATGATAGCTAATTTATCACCTGTTAACTCACACTCGAAAAATCTAACTAACTGTTTCATAACCATTTGTTTCAATAACACCTAAATATACGAAGGGGCTTTCGCCCCTCCAAATATTTAATACGTTATTGTTAAATCATCTTTATCTTCTTTTTGTTTTAATGAATTAATTTTTTCATTTATTTCTTGTAAATTACGAGATTTCCACCTAGAATCTTTTGAAGATCTATTAATTTCTTGGTGTTGTTTTTTTAATTCAATTAACTTTTGTTCTTTAAATTCTTGGTATTTATTCTCTAAAAATCTTTTTTGATCAGGAGAAAGATAAACCCATGCTTCTTGAAGTTCATCTATTTCATCCCAATCATTTCCTTCTTCCCATTGTTTATAAATAGATTCTAATTTATTAATAGAGTAATCTTTAGGAGGGATAGGTTGGTTAAAATTAAATTCTAGCTGATTATTATCATCTTCTAAACCATCAGTTACGGTAGTATCCCACAACCCCATTTCTTGGTCATTATCAATAATAGTTTGTATAGGGTCATTTTCTTCATTAACTACTTCTTTTTCTCCGTAGATATTTTCTCTAGTTTTAGGAAGTATTTTTTCAAAGGCAAAGTTAGCAGCAATAACTAAAGCAATAGCTAGGGGATCAAATACAAATATAATAGTAAGTAAAAGATAGTTGATAATTCTATCCATTGGGATACCTGTTAGTCCTGAGAGGTACTTAAGTGGTCCCAATTCTCCTGCTAAATCTGTCCCAGTTCTAATTTCAACTATTTCAGTTTCATAATTAAATAACTGCTCATTTAAAGCATCTACTTTAGTATTAATTTCAGTTTGTCGAGCTACAGCTTGGTCTAATTGTTTTTCTAGTGCTCTACGAGTTGAACTAGAAGTTGTAGTAATAATTTGGCCAGTTTCCTTGTCTCTATACTGGATTTTATTGTTAGATAAACCGTTTCTTAATTCAGTCACGGCCTCATTAATACTAGATTTTTCCTCGTTGTATACCGCGAGTTGTTCCTTAATATTATCTCGTTTAGTTTCTACTAAAGCAATTTGAGCATCAATATTACCAGCCTTATTAGCTGTTTCTTGATATGCTGCTGATAAAAATCCATAAATACCCATTGAAGTAATTAATACTAATACTACAGCTGCTACTGTAAGATAGTATTTTAATAAACGAGGTATAGTTTTACGATATTGATATAAAAGGGAAGCAATTACTAATTTAGCAACTTCAAGTGAGGAAGCCATAATAATGACTGCTAAAGTAGCCCCAGCAAAAAGTTTGCTAAGACCGCTAACTGAATAGAAAGCGGCCGAAGCAGAAACTGACAGGGCAGAGGTAGCGATTAAAAAAGGGAATATCCTTTCTTGTATTTTTTTCCACATAAGGCTTTAATTTCTATTGCCCTTGTGATTATCTATACGGTCTAAGATTTTGTTTAATTCTTCCATTTTAATAAAACCGGCCATAGATGCATTCTTAAGGGCACTAATAATTTGCAGCACTATGAATGGTACAATAACTGTTTCACTAATCCAAGCTGTTCCAGCGAATCCCTTTTCAACCATTAGTAATACAGTTAAAAATACAACCCAGCCAACAGCTCTTTGTAAAACACGTACAGCTTTTCTTGTTTGGAATCCCTCTCTTTTAATTCCAGCAAAAATTCCAAAAAATCCATCTATAAAAACAACCGCAATAAGAGCAAGGTATTGTTCAGCATTACCCATAGTAAGCTCGAGGAAGTAAGATCCCAAAAATGTCATAGTAGTAGTTATAGATGCGCAAAGAAAAGTTAAATTAGATTTCATTACGCAATATCATTTGAGTTAATTAATGTATATGTAAACGAGTTGCCCCATACTTTGGCAGCTTTATTTACAACTTCCATAAATAACTTAAAATCTTTATTTGCAGCAATTACTTGACAACCTGCAGACCATTTGTCTACTTGAACTGATTTTCCACCTTCTCTAGAAGTAGCTCTGTGAATATTAATACCATAGATACCTTCGTGTACGTTTTCTTCAATAAAGTCATATACTCCGTCTTTATCTCCATCTCTGTAGACTTTTAAAGGTTTCTTTTGTCTTAAAGCTTCATATTTTCCTTGGTGTAAACCAATCATATGAGAACCTCTGTACTGACCTTCTTTTAAGATTGCTACTCCGTCTTTATTTAATAAGTTTTTCTCCCAGTGTGAACCTGGGTCAGTGGTGGCTTCGAAGCAGTGGAAATTCCATTCTCCATTTTCGTCTTTATAAGAAAGGGTAACACAATCATCGAATCGATTAGTTACTTTACCTTCAGTTTCAGCATTTCTAACACCAACAATATTTACATCATAATTATCTGATGTAAACCATTTGTATCCTTTTGCTTTAACAGCAGTTTCAATTTGTTCTCTTGTATAACACATAATTATTCTCCTTTTTTTCCAAAGATTTTTTCAAGTCCTGCTATACCAAAACATCCAAGAGTAATAATTAAAAATGATTCGTAAATAAATTCGTTAACTACTAAATCTTTTCCAATGTAGCCTGTTACTAAATCCATTACCGCGAATATTACCATTACAGCAAATGCCATAAATCCAATAACGCTCTTTTCATTTACGTCGTTTTCGTCTTTAAAGATATCTTTAAAAGCCATAATCTGTTGTTTTATCTTATTCAACATGATGTAACAAATTTTAGTATAACAATATTTGACTATAAATATTAGAAAATCTCCTTAAGTTAGAATCCACTTAGGATAAGTTCATCGATATATTCTTGAACTTCATCTTTTGTCGCAGCAAGTTTAAAACTTAAGTCTGCTTGGTATCTCTTTTTTTCCTCATCGTACTGGAGTACTACAATTGTAGGTACAACTACTATAGAGTATTCTTTTTGTAATTTTGGTTTTTTAGCAATATCTATGTATTCTATATCGCAATCTGAAAGATCTTCAATCCATTCTACATCATTAGTACTATTCCAAGCAGCGTTAAAATGTATGACTCTTACCTGAGCTTTAGATAAAGTACTAAGTAATAAGAACGGTATTAAAATTAAAAACTTTTTCATAATATTACTTTTTACCTAGTTCGTCTATCTTCTCTTCAATGCGTCTAATATCTTCTTTAATCTCACTAACATCACCTTGAGTATTGAGAATAGTATTACGAATCATCTGATCCTTCATATCAAACTCCATCCTGGTAACCTCTGGGTCTGGAGGTTCAGGAAGGTTTTTTGCTTCGTCAATATCAGCTTGTAATGTAAACCACATTCCTACAACTGTAGCTACGAAAAATAATAGAATTCCTATTGTTTTTAAGTCTAGAGTAATTTGAGTACCTTCGTCTATTTTTTGAGCCATTTTATAAAATAATATAATTTATACCTGTTGAAAATTCGTACCAACTTCTATTCCAATATTGGTGGTATCTACCTTCAGCAAAAATGCCTAATGATCTATTAAATCTATATCCAAAAATTAAACCACCTGAGTAGTCAACCCATTGTCCTCCGTGGAACATATGGTAACTATATTCGTTATCAATATCAATATGGTAAGGTAATAGGTTAGCCCAAGAGTGTAACCAAAAATCCTTTGTATATTTGTAGTAATCAAAACCTAATACTAATGAATGTTCCCATTTATTAGGTAAAGCATTTCTTTGTTGTGTAGCATAATCAGCTAGGATTTGAGGTACAATTACTTCTTGGAATACTTCTGTGCTATTAGCTACAACATTACCATCGGGGTCAGTATAGATATTATTTAAACCCCAATTATACCCCATATCAGTAGCAATCTTCATCCAAGGGATACTTCCGTCTGGTCTCATACAATCAGCAAAAGGGTCAAAGCCATAAGGTTCAGAGATACGTTGTAAAGCTCCAATATTAATTGAGAATTTTCTATTAACTTTGTATCTTAATCTTTCGGATGATTCAAAATAACCAATATCAGCAAATCCATCTTCTAAATACTCTACTTTTAAAACATAGCTATCAGAAATGTATCTTAAGAAATGGTCTTGGTTTAAGAATTCTTTACCTTGTTGTCTTCTATAGTCAAATTCAGCTAAATATTCCCATCCTCTAGTTTTGCTACCAATTGTAGCAGCATCCGAGAATGAATTTTCAGTACCGTTTTTAAATCTGTTTTGAATATTTGGTTCGTATCCAAATCTTTGGATTTTTCTAATACCAAATACTGCTGAGTAATCATAAGGAGTAATTGTGGTAGTTGTAGAGAGCCCATCTCTTACTGAATAAGTAGTTACATCTGAGATAGAGTTGTTACCATTGTAAGCAGCATAGAATGTAGAGAACTTAGTAATTTTTTGAATTTGTTCTTTTACATTTATTTGACCAAAAACAGAAAATGGA